CCTGCCAGCTTGGACGGAATGCCCTGGCCCACGGACTGGTTCATCCGGTCACCACGCCTCCACATGGAACGGAAAGTTCCAGGCGAGCCGCCGATCAGGCGCAGGGGTAGCTGCGCCAGGAGCGTGGTGTTTGTCTTGAGAGCCATCAGCCCCAGCCGACCTCGACCGCGCCGTAGAGGTTGGTGGCCGCCGCCGTGGCCGCACCCGCGAAGTAGAGCCACACTAGACACGCGCCGTCCAAAACCCGAGGAAGGCTCGGCAGTTGGTTCAGCAGATCCCGCTCGGCAGCGACGGACGCAGTAGTCAGTGGCAGCGTCAACAACGGGCGGGCAAGGCACAGCGCTCCGGTGCCGGTGTTGGCGGCAGAGAACGTGACCGTTGCGACGGTGGACACGCCCGTGTCTCCCGAGGCCAAAGGCAGGAAGGGGCCGTAGTTGTTTGACGCAGCACCGGAGTGCGAAATGTGGCCCACGATGGCCGAGGCCGTCATGGCAACTGTGACCGGCAGCGTCCTGCCTGCTGTTGGCACCGTGTTGCTGTAGCTGAGCGCGATGTTCTGGGCCGTGGCACCCGCTGCGGCGGTCTGCACCCAGAACAACCTGCACCCGGCCCCGTTGGCGTAGCGCAGGCTGGGCGTGCCCGTGAGGGTTTGTGCCGTGGCCGAGTTGTTCGTGATACCGGGCCAGTAGCCCTGCAAGTCCACCAGCATCAACTGCGCCGGGACACCCGTGGCCACGCCAGTGAGTGCATTGACGTTCAAAACGTGCTTGGTATCTGGACTGACATTCCCGCCATGCGGCAGGCCGAAGATTTGCGTGCCGTTGCCAGTCAATTCGTCGCAGGTTCTCCACGCCAGTGCAGTGCCCGCAAAGGCATTTGCTACGGGAGTACCGGCCAGTCCGCTGAAGTCATACCAACGGGCGGCGGTGTAAGCAGTGCCGCCCGTAATCTTGTTCCAGTCAGAACGGTTGAACTTGCCGCTCGTGATTTCGTTGACCAGATCGTCCATTGAGGAAAATGGCATGGTGATTCCTTAGGTCCAGATGAATTGCGCTTGCCCGATGATCGGCCCCAAAGCGCCGGTGTTGGTGGACAGGTTGTAGATGTAGTTTAGGTACGCGCCTTCGTAGATGCGTGGCAACGCAGCCTGTTCACGCAAGAAGTTTTTTTCAACCGTAGAAGAAAGCTCGTTCAGTGCTAGGTTGAAGAGTGGCTTGACCAGCACCAGCACGGCGAAAGCGCCTATACCTCCCGCGAGTTGAACTGACTGCACAGACCGCACGCCCCGGTCACCATTCGCCAGCGGTACAAACGGGCTCATAGCATTCGTACCGCCAGGGTGGCCTGAGCCGCTCACACCGATAGTGCCCGAGACGCGAATCTGAGAAACAGTGGTTTTGGCGACACCGTCTTGGTTGGTGTAGTTCACCGTTATTGAGTTGCCAGCCGCACTGCCCGGCGTTTGGCTGAAGAAAGCCATGCGCACGCCTTCGCCATCCGTGTAGCGTGGCAACGACACCGGGTTTTCCAGAATCTGCTCATCCACGCTGTCGCAGTCGATGTACGGGTAGAACATCAAGTAGTCGAGAAAATAGACCGAAGGGAAAAACCCAGCCGTTCCGGCTTGCGTCAAGGACACAGACAGCAGATACCGCTCTTGCGTAGGCAACGTCGGCCCGGTGTAAATGCCGTTGTTGCGGTTGCCGATGAGTTGCGTGGCCTCTAGCGCGGTGCCCAGGTATGCGTTGTAAACGGGCGGGCCTGAACTGCCAATGGAGGCGTCCCCAAATATGTTGCTGGTGCCAAAAGAACCCGGCACGCCAGTGCGGAAAAAATGCTGGATGTGACGCCGCCCTTGCTCGACGGCATCTGCCACCTCGGCAACGGACCTAAACGGCATCAGGGTTCTCCAGCGAAGCCCACTCCACTTCGTCGGGCGACCACTCCACGCCCCCGTCAGGATGCTCCGAGCAGGCCGACAACTCGGTGTCTGTCAGCGTTAGCAGCTCACGACAGTGGGCGCAGCGGTACACCACATCAGTCCACCGTGGCGGTCATGGCGCCAGCAGCAAACTGCGGTTGGATGCCGTTGCTGATGGACAGGCTGGCGTTGAGCGCACCCTTGAGCAGCAAATTTCCAGCACCAGTAGAGTCCGTGCCGATGCCGAAGTGCGTGGCCGTGGCGGTGCCCGCCGTACATTGACCGAACTGCACCAGCGCGGTGTTGGCGATGGTGGAGGTTGTCCGCGTCCAGCCGCCTGCCGTGCGGTTCACAGCCACGCGGGCGTAGCCGGTGTAGCTGATCTCGTTGGTGCTCTGGTTGCCCGCCTCTCCAGGGTCTGCGCTGTGCAGCGAGATGTAAAACGAACCCGCCGTGGCAGAGTTCTGCAAGCCAGCAGCGTCCCCGATGTTTGCCCAATCAACGTTCAGGAACAGGAGGTCGAGAAGTGCCGCTTCGGCGGCGTTGGTCATGGACATAAGCTACTCCTACACATTACTCAGTTCTTGGAACGGCGAATATGTCAGCGTCAACCTGTTCGCCCATGCGGATGTATACGTTGTGTAATTAGGATTGTTGGACACGTTAGCCCACCCCATCACACCTGTACTCGTGCTAAACCTCTGAACCAACCAGCGACCACCGGAGTCAGTCACTTTCCCAACATACAGCGGATCGCCATCAACAAAATTGTTGAGGTAATAACTGTTTGCCGGGAATAGATGTGCTACTCCAGAAACCGACACGGTTTACCCCAGCCTTGCACGCAGCGTATCCAACGCCTTTTCCGCTGCAACCTTGCGCTTCTCAAGGTCTTTGATCTCCGCTTCCATCTCGGCCTTCTGAGCCGCCGCATCGGCTTGTGCCTTCACAACACTTGCCTCTGCCTCTTGGATGGTTTGCGTTGCTTTTTCTTGGGCGTCTGCAATAGCCGCCTGGATGCGACTCAGCGAAGCATCACGGTCAGCCTCAATCTGCCTTGCTTGCTCGGCAAATTTTGTGCGAGACGCTTCAATCTCTTCCCTCAAAGCCTGCTTCTCTTTGGAAACCGCTTCAAGTTCTTGATTGATTTTCTCAAGCCGCTTGTCCGCTTCTTCAAAAGCAGAGGCGATGCTTTTCTCAGCCGCCTCAAACTCTTGTCGCTTCGTCACCAAAGCACGGTTAAGGTCTGCTTCCTTCTCAACCATGTTGATGACCGCAGGGATAGTCGCAATGACCGGCCCCCACGTATCTTGGAACTTTCGCAGTTCACCAATGCTAATGGTCATAGTTTACCTTCCAGGCATACCTGCTTGAATCAGCGTCATGGTTGCAGTACCCGACGTATACGCGGTGATCGTCAAGCGCACCGCCCTGACAGGATACGCATAGTTTCCATCAGACGATGCCGTCTTGGCGCTCAAGCCCGTATTGGGGAACCACGTTGCCGTCGATGCAGAAAAGCCACTGTCAAACGGATCACTGAAAGTGTGCTCTACCGTGTAGGTCATCGTAGCGCCCGCAGACAAAACTACGCCCACACCCACATTGAACGGCTGCTTATAGTGATCCAGTGGGACCACCGTAGATGATCCCGCTGCACCTACGCTTACAACTACTGGACGCATGCCGACTCCTTACTGGGGGCCGAAGCCCCCGTCATCAGTTCTGGAACACGGTCGGAGCTTGTGCGCCGTTGTCAGCACGCTGGATGTACTCAATCGTCACCACAGCAGCACCAGCGGTAGGGTCACCGCCCGTAGCGGTAAACGTACCCGTCACAACCACATCAGAAGTGCCAATGTTGTTGGTAGCCGAGGAAACCAGCGCAGCGTCCAGCGTGGCGCGAACTGCTTGAGCAGTCGTCAGACCGATAGCAGCAGAAGTCTGGTATGCGGTGGCAGACGATGAATTGCCGAACGTCACGGCCACAGCGGAAACCGAACCGCCAGAGATGGCAGTGGTCTTCTCAACCGTGAAACGCAGGATCTTGGACCCCGCAGGCAGCGTAAACAGATTCTGCGCCGCAGGGGTCTGGAGCATCACCGAGGAGGCGACGTTGGCTGATTGCGTCAGAACCGGCAGGCCGGTGTTGGTCGCGGAGCCGTAACGCTGAGTGCCCATGCGAACAGGGCCGGAGAAGGTGTTGAAGCTCATGGCTTAATCCTCAAATCTGCGCCCGTCGTCTCTGAGGAGAAGTCTGCCGAGTCAGTCGGCGGGCTGTGGTGAAGCTCGGTTTGCAAGAGGGTAGCACAAAAGAAAAAGGGGCACAAGGCCCCTTTTGTGGTTTTCAAACCGTGAGGTGTCAAGCGCCCGGCGAAGCAAACATTCCCAGGGGATCGCTGACGCCGAAACTGTACCGCTCTCGCGCCTTGTATCGGTTGTTCCCGGTGTCGAAGTCGGCGTCCATGGAGGTTGCCAGCGGCACGCGCACGAAGTGCTTCAGACCGTTGGGCACATCGGTGGTCAGGAACCACGCGTTGGTGTCGGTCAAGAAGTGGTTGACGGTGTAGCCTTCCGGGATGGAGCCGTTGTTCTTCAGCGCGTTGATGTCGTTGTCGGTGGTGCCGACACGCAGCGACGTCTCCAGCAGTCGGGTTGCGACGAACTGGAGTTGCGGAGGAACAATCAGCTTGCGGGGCTTGGCAGCGATCAGCAGACCACGTTCGTCGGTCCAACCAGCGATCTGGATCACAGCCGCTTCAAGGGACGTTTCGTTCAGGTCAGCCGCCGTCGCAGGACGGTTGCTGTTGGTGCCGCCAGAGATCAGCGGGTGAGCCGTCGAGAACAGGGCTTGGCCGTCACCGTAGGTGAATGCCGAGTTGAAGCCGTTGTTCAGGATGCTTGCCGCCTTGACTTGCTTGGTGAAAGACATAGCCCGTGCGAGGGACTTGGTGTACCGAGCGGCCAGACTGTCGTACAGGTTGTCTTCCATCGCCTCTTCGGTGATGGAAAAGCCCATAGCGATGGTCTCGTGGTTGTAACGAGCGGTCCAGGCTTCCTGCGCATTGTCATACGCGATGGCTGCACCTTCGTTCTTCACCGGGGCGGCGGAGAAACCAGCGAGCTTGGTCTCTTCTTCAAACGAGCGCTCGGAGGTCTCCGTTTCGTAGATCTCCTTATGCTCTTCACCGTAGGTCTTGTACTCCATGCCAAACAGAGCATTCAGCCCGGGCAGGAGTTCCTTCAGTAGTTGGGCACGTGAAATTGCCATGATTCACTCCTTAGGCGGTTGTGCTGCTGTAATAGCCATGCACCAGCAGGTTCATCTTCACCAGAATTTCTGGGTACTGAGTGAACACGATGGTAGAGGCCGAGGGAATGGCAACGACGCTGCCAGGAACTGCGATGGCTGAGTTCAGCGTGACCGAGGTCGCGCCAGCCGAAGCCGCTGCCGTCACGAAAGACGACGTTTGGATCAGTTGCCCGTTAGAAGCAACATACGCCACGCTGGTGCCAATCGGGATCGCCGCAGGCAAGCCAGAACCCGTGAGGGTGATGGTTGTACCAGACGACGAACCAGAGGCCGATACGCTGAAGGCCGTATCTTCAACCACGCCAACACAGCGAACCGGCAGGATCGTAGACACAGGCGTAGCGGTCGGGGCCAGCACGGCGTTTGCCGAGTTGCCCGTGTTCACGTTGCCAGTGTTGTTGATCATGCTCAGGTTCGTGCCTACCATCGCCAGAGCGCCAGAGGCAATCGCCGTGGTAGCAGAGCAAACCACAGCCTTGAACACCGTGTCAGGATCGTCAGCAACAACCGCTGCCGCATCGCCAGCCAGCGTAGACGCGGGCCAGTATTGCGAGAAACGCTTCTGCTTCGTCACCGGGTCGGTGTACGAACAACCGAGGAAAATCCCGGTGACTTGGTTGGAACCCGTGCCGGTCGTGACCGAAGCGCGAGTGATGAAACCACGACTGAGCACCACGAATTCACCGTAGAAGATGTCCGTAGCGTAGCCGTACTGAATCGGCAGGGAACGGGTAGAACCCGCAAACACCTGCCCACCGATCAAATTGATCGGCTTTAGCCCGTAAGGGGCGTCTACCGAGGGGTAGGCCATGTGAGACTCCTAAAGTTTAAGCGCCGCGTCCGAACGACACCTCAGACTTGCGCTCTCGGAAGAGAGGCATGCGGGGATCGCTCTCGCGCATGTAGTTGTTGTCCACTGACGCCATCTGCCCATCAGCTTGACGCTGATAAAAGGCGTTCCGTTGTTCAGTGAACTCCTTCGGTGTTTTGCAAAGCATGAGCCCGCCGATCTGAATGCTGTCCGGGAAGCGGCCCGCGCCGGTCTCCGCAACATACGTCTCTGGGTGATCACTGGCCTTGACGGGCTCCCAGCCCTCTTGAAGTTTCATGGAAACATTGCGCGGGTCGGCGTTACCAAGGGTACTCACACGAATCCAGCGCATGGCATATCCAGGCTCCTCATTTACATGGGGAAGCACATCAGGAACCATCCACTGCTTGGGCCTTTCGTCCTTAGCGCGGGTTTCCAGTTCACGGGGATTACGTTCAGCCATTTTGTTTCCTCATTTCTTCCGCTACCGCACGGGCGTACTGCTCATTTGTCAGTCCGAGCCGCTTGGCGATTTGAACTTGTGATTGCGTCAGCACGATCTTTCTAGGCGCTGTGCTTCGCGTGGCAGGAGCCACAACCGACGACTTACGCTTCTCAGAGGTAAACGCTTCTGGGAACCGCTTGCGTACACGAGCATTGATCTTCTCGTAGTACTCATCGCTGTTTGTGTCTTCACCGCTTTCCACAAGGTCTTGATGAACTGCCAGAGCAAGTGCAGTCATTTCCTTGTCGGCTCCAAACCAAGAATTGGCGTCTTGCCACGCTTTGGCTTTGGAATCAACTCGGACAGTTTGCTCCGGTCGCGAATTGGGTTGTACCACAGTATTTTGTGGTTGTGCAACTGCTGGCTTGAAATTATTGACACGCTCTGCTTTGTATTTAGCAGCAGCCATTGCTTCTTGAGCTTCAACCAAAGCATCAGAGTCCCCCGCTTCATATGCGGCTTTGAACTTCTGCTTAGCCTGATCCAACTCGTTTTGGACAACCTTCTTCGCTTGCTCAAGCAAAGCCTGCTGCCCTTGTCCCAAACTACCTTGTAGGCGTTTGTTCTCTTCCACGAGGTTCTGAGCGAGGCGCACCGCCTCTTCCCGCTCACGCAGCGCGGATTCCTTGGCTCGGCGCTCCTCGTGATACCCCTTGGAAAAGTGCTGGATGCGCTTCTTCACCCCTTCGGAATACTGAGACAGTTCGTCTTCCGTGACCTCCGCAGGAGCTTCCTTCATGGGCTTGCGCCCACGGTCTGCTTCAGGCGTATCGTCTACGACCTCGATCTCGGCTTCGCCTTCGATCTCAATCTGAAGTTCTTCAGGCGCGTCCTTCTTCTCAGTCTTGATCTCGTCCGGGAATTGGAATTCGGTCATGTTAGCGCCCTCCCTTCTGAATCCCTCTCGGGTCCATTACGACTGCTTCTACTGAGTCATCATTAATCAAGCGCCACTCAGTACCGTGGATCTTTAGCCGCGTACCAGAATTGGGACGAACCAGCACAAAGTCACCGACTTTGCACGAAGGCCCACTGGGGAAGCGCAGTGGATCTTTGTAGCAGTCTGGTCCCATCTTGGCGACATACAGCACCGGGCTCATTACCTCTTCAAAGTGCATGGTCTGCCCTGCTTTGACCAGCCCACTTTCGTACTCTTTTTCCGCTTTGGGCAGAACGCAGAGCAAGTGGTAGGTCACCGGATCAGGCACTTGTCGGGCCTTTTCCTCATCAGTTTGCGGCAACACGGTTGTGTTTTGGCCGTCGCTCAGGAGTAGTTCACTCATCTTCAGATTGCTCCATTTTTCGCACGAGGTCGGTGATATAGGAATGCGCAAGGGAAAGACCCCGGATTTCTCCTGCGCAAGATTTGTACTCGGCAAAATCTTTTGCCGCACCTGAGATAAGAGCTTCCGCAATAGCATGGCGGCGCTCTTCCAATTCTTTGATAACTACGTCAAACGCAGTAGTTGCCATTGATTACTCCTTGGTTATTGGTTTGAATGTAACTGGGTTGTAGTTTGCCGATTTGGCCCACACACGCATGTAGTTACATTCCATTCTTTGGGTACAGTCATCACACTTTTTCATTGTTAACGTGGTGTTTGCCCCATGATTGCGGTAGTAATACAGAACTTTTGGCACTCTGTGACAGGCAAATTTTTCAGCAATCTGCATAAACAGATCACCATCTTCGCAGCCACGAAGCAGCTTAGTGTTAAAACCTTCTACGGCATCGTAAACACTCTTTTTGTACATGCCAAAATGCCTCCACCCGTGGCGATGTAGAGTGTTAACGTCAAAGTCCGGACTAGCAGAATAGTGTTCTACCTTACCTTTTGTATTTACTTGGGCAAAGTCGCTATACACAAGCCCTACATCTGGCTTAGTGTTAAACACCTGTAGTACCTCTTCCAATGCCCAACGCTCAAGCATATCGTCGCTATCGATATGCCCAATAAACTCGCCGTTGCAAAACCCAACTGCTTTGTGCCTATTTTTGGCTATGCCTAAGTTAGTGTCGTTTTTATAAACCCTTATGCGTTGATCCTTCTCAGCCAATATAGACGCTAGTTCGTAAGACCCATCATTGGAGTCATCGTCAACAACGATTAACTCCCAATTAGCGTATGTTTGCCGTAAAACACTATCCAGTGCCGCTTTTACAAACTGCACTGTGTTGTGCATCGGCATGATTAGCGAAACTAGTGGGCTACTCATTTACTGCTTAGTCAGTGTTTTGGGTTGAGCAGCCTTTATAGCCTGCTGCCGAGTTTTGATCGCATCGGTCTGCATTTGCTGCCTCATCTTTTGTTGGTGGACTTGTTCCTTCTGTTGCAACTCCTGCTGCGCCCGCATAGCCTTTAGCCGGGGGTCTTCCCCCTGATTTTTCTGGGCCTCAAGTTGCAGGCGTTGCGCTTCAAGCTGCAGTTTTTGCTGCGCGATTTGGAAGTCCATTTGATCGTTTTGAGACTTGCGCTGCATCTCGGCTTGCTTCAACTGCAGTTCAGCTTGAGCCATTTGCAATGCAGGATCTTGGGCCTGTTGCTGGGCTTGCTGCTGCTGGGCTTTACCCATGTTGCTCTGAAGCAATTGTTGAGCCGCTTGTGCCACCAGACGAGACAACTGAACTTCAGTCTGCTCATCCAACTCCTGATCCGGCGCTGTCATTGGAACGCCAAGCTGCTGCTCAATTTGTTGCCTGTAAGCAAAGGCCATGTGCTCTGCGATGTGAGCCATCACTGCGCCCATCATCTGCTGCGCCATTGGGTTCTGGCCCATCATTTGCATGATCATCGGGTCTTGCATCATGCTCATGTGAGTCGTGATGTGCGCTTGATGATCTTGGTAAATGAACGCCTTTGTAGGCTTACCAGTCAGGAAACTCATGTTCTCTGACACAGGATCTCGGGGCTTCTGATCGTCCTCTACAGGCACCAATTTTTCTGCGTTCTTGATCCCCAAAACTTCCAGCATCTGCCTGTGGAGTTGAGGAAGGTCGTAAATTTGTGGGGCACCTTGGGCCAACTGAAGAGCAGCTTGATACTGCATGATCCGCTGCGCCATCGTGGCTGCGTTTGGATCACTTACAGGAATAACCTCTACGAGATCGTAGTCTGCTTGTTTAACCGCACGATCACCACCTTCTGGGGTGTACGGGTACGAGGTTGGCAGAAAGTCCCGAATTATCCCCTTCAGGAGTTTGAACTCCATGCGAAGAGATGCATGAACCCGCGCTTGGACGGCACTCATTGTCTTGAGTTGCCGCTCCAAAATTGCCAGCGTCGTCCCAACAGGAGCTTGGGCAGACATATCACTGATCTTGAGATCAGCAATTGCAGCAAGCCTGCGTCCATCTTCCGTAATCTGCTGAAGCAAAGCTGCGAGAACTTGGCTTGGCTCCTTGTACGGAAGCGGCATGATGTTGTCACGCACACTCCCCGAAGGAATGTCCACATCCCTGAACTCGCCCGGAGCAATTGGAGTGTCGTCTCCCTTGATCCGAAGCCCTCGGGACTTCAAGCCACCCGGCAAATTTGACAGGGTGCCAGCATCCACCAGTTGTCGAATGATGGAAGTGCCAGCGCGAGCATAACCACCAATAAGGTGGATATAACCCAGACCATAAGCGCCAAAACCAGGAATATACGTGTACTGGACGAAGTGCTGTCGCTTGAGTTTCTTGTCGTCGTCTTCGTTCCAGTTTCGCCGGATGGATAGGACGGTGTTGGTTCCTCTTTCGACCGTGACCACATACGGCAAAGGAACTTCATCTTTGTACCCCGGCATGTCCCAGTCTACGTGGATCTCCAATACCTGATACCGATCATCATCGGTAAGGGTATACCCTTGCTCCTCGGCCTTTTTCTTCTCAATGTCAGTGAAGAAACGTACAGGCTCACCCAGTTCTACGTCCCTGTAGAACTCTGCTACCTGTAGTTTCTTGATCTCGTTCTCAGTTTTGCGCATGACATGAGTCACACGTTCGGCTGTATATACGTTTGACGCCCCGTAGGGCATGATCAAGTCTTCAGCCGGGACAAACGGAGCAGCAGGCAGTTCCGTGCTCGGGTTCGGGTAGATCTTCTTGAAAGCCGCACCAGAAAGGCCAAGGGAGTACAGCATCCGCTCATGCTCGGACCTGTAGTCAATCATCCGCTCGGTCAGCATGTAGTTCATGTCGTCACGAACTCGCTCTGCTGCTTCTTCTTTCAGTCGGTCAATCGCGCCAATGATCTGCGTCTTGACCGGACCTTGAGCCGGGAACGTCTCAGTAATCATCTCTGATTGGAACCTAATGGCGGCTTCCGTCAGAAGAGGGCTGTAAACACCACAAGCCCCATTCCACGGCTCAGTACGTTCCTCGTACTTCATGCCAAGGACTTCTAGGCCCTTGACAAACATATCTGTCCAGTCTTTGCGACTGTTGATGTCCGCATCTACGAGGGCAATGAGGTCGGAAGCCAGGGTTTGAAGCTCACCTTCGTCCATGAACTCCGCAAGGTTGGCGTCAAACTCCTCTGCCGTCTCAATTTCCGGCATCAGTTCAATCTCAACCCCGTCAATCCCAATTTTTACGCTCTCAGGATCTTCAATTTCGATCTCCAGAGCCGGTTCTTCGGTCATGACACCCATGTCAAGGGGCATCATCGCGGGGTCAAAATTGGTTGCCATCTGTAATCCTCAGTAAAACGCTACTTTGCGCTTAAAAGACCGCATTTCGTCCTGTTCGTCTGTCTGTAGACGCAGGAAACCACCCTGCCGGAAGCGGATCAGGGCCTGAACAGCACTGTCAACATCGTCATCATGGGGTGCGTTCGGGAAAGCGGCCATGTTTTCGATGAGTTCTCTAGCCCACCGGGTGTCTGGAGCCCAGACTTTACCCGATTGGAACAGGTCTGCCACAGAATTGATACGGACAAACTTGTCATTCCCCCTACTTGGGGTGTATTCAGACACCGGAATGCCCATCGCCCGCAGTTCAAAGATCAGCGGAGCCCCTGCAGCTTTGGCTTCCACGATGAAAGCATCAGGTTCCCACTCTCTATAGTGAGCAAGTGCTTTTTCTTTCAGTTCAGGGAACTCCATCCTCTTCTGAAAACAGTCCAACAAGATGATATTTACGTTATTTTCATCTTCGTTCATGTTGAACACACCCCACGTAGTACACGCAGAGTAGTCGTTTCGCTCACCCTTAGTAAAAGCAGTGTCCCAAGACTGGATGATGAACTCACATGAAGGAGGCTTCTCCTTCTCCCAGATCTTCCACCACTCTCTTTTAACAATAGCTCCTTCTTCAGCGGTGGGATTTTGCTGGTACTGAGCGTTCCACTTACCCGGGGGGAGTTCGTCTCTTAGCGCAGACAGTTCCTCCAGCGACCAAAACTCAGGCCATAGAGGTTTACCCGAGGGCATGATCGCCGGGAGTTCAATGACTTCCCACTCGTCTTCTTTTCCTAGCTCGCCAGCGGTCTTCAGTATCCTACCTGTCAGGTCCGACTTGGACCATCTGGTCATTACGACTACTATAGCCCCACCCGGTTGGAGACGCTGACGCGGGCCAGATGAGTACCATTCAAACACGGAGTCATATATTTCCGGTCTGCCAGCGGCTAAAGCGGCCTCTTGTTCCGAGTGCGGATCATCAATGATCAACAGATCTGCACCTTTACCCGTCATGGTTCCACCAACGCCGATAGCAAAGTATTCGCCGTTTTTGCTTGTGGCCCATCGGCCAGCGCTCTTAGAGTCTTGACGCAATGCAACGCCAGTAAATATCTTCGCGTACTCCTCTGACCCTACCAAGTTACGAACCTGCCGGCCAAAATTTACAGCCAGATCAGCAGTGTTGGACGCCTGGATTACTTTCTTGTGCGGGAACTTCCCAAGGAACCAGCTTGGAAGCAAGTACGAAGCAAACTGGCTCTTCGTATGCCGAGGCCCCAAATTTATGATCAGCCTCTTCAACTTACCTTCCGCGATCTCCTCAAACTTCTTAGCCATCACCGCATGGTGTCGGCCATGAATAAACCCCGGCCACATCTTCTTCACATACGCCATGAAGCTCTTCTGACACTTCTCCCTGTCCACAGCATCCTTGTAATCTTGTACCTGCTGTAACAGCTTCTCCTGATCCGCAGGAGACAGACTCGCCACTAGATCATCTAACTTCATTCCATCCCCCGGAATGAAATGTACGTCGGACGAACAGACCTTCCCATCCCCTCAACCCTCTTCAAAGCACCTAGCTTCACCAACCTATCTACGATTTTCTTTGTACTCCCCAGCCCAGGCTTACCCCGCAACTCACAAATATTCCTCAGGCTCGGCCCGTACCCAAACCGGCACCACCACACATCTATAGCCAAAAACACTTCCTTCTGAGCCTCAGTCATCCCCATCTCCAATACCTCCTCCTTGGACCCGTACACCTTCCTCAGAGGACTCTGCAACACCTTCTTCGTGCGCCACTTTTTGACGTTTTCCATTACAAATCAACAACTTAGCGCACACTCTTAAAGCGTTACTTTACTTCCGTTAAATTTAACGGCACGTTAAGCATCAAGCACACACCTTAACACCACAACAAGCAAAAAACCGTTACAAATCATAGACTTAGCCACGTTTGTTAAACCAGTTTATGTCATCCGTTAAATTTAACGGCACCAAAATTTAGTCCTAAATTTTTTGCTACCCCCCACCACTTTTTGTACAAAGACTGACCGGGGGGTGTCGCCAGATCGAGGGGGTGGGGTCTGGCGAGCGTTAAATTTAATGGCAGGGGAGCGTTAAATTTAACGGTGAGTGACATGGGGTGGTTTGAGTGGAATGAGGGACGGTTCGAGTGGAATAGTATGTTTAAGGACGCGGGACTCCGCCTGCGCCATCGGGGGGGTGCCCGGTGGGTGGGTCTGCGTCCTGCGCCGTCTCGTTTCCCTCGGCGTCGCCGTTAAATTTAACGCTAAGCTCTGCTAGCAGTGAGTCTGCATCCGCCTCGATGATGGTGGCATCCGTTGCGCCTGCAGATATCAGGCCACGGAGCTCTTGCATCACACGGGCGCGTGCATCCTCGCTGCTCGATATGGTCCTAACCTCTTTCCTCTCAGTGAATGCGGCCACCTCAGTTACCGTGCCAAGTACCTTGGCAGCGGCTGTTATCTGGCCGGGCTTACTCTCGGGGTCAACAATGACGCGCACGAGGGATTGGATAACCAATTCGCGCAGGGCGGCAGGGGAGCGCAGTTTCGCCGTCTCTAGTGCCAGGGTGTAAGCCTCTATCTCTCGGGACACCCGAGGGTCTGCTGCCAGTCTGTAGGGTTCTGCTTCCATTGTTTTGGCGCTCTTGACGTTGTATGCGGCCCGGTATGCGTCTGCTTTCGTGCTGCCCTTCGCCACCTCATGCGCGAACTTACGTTGTTTGGCGGTTAGCTGGCGAGAGACGTCAGCACCGAGAATGTGTGCAATGGGAACTTGGTTTAGTCCTTCCTCTATCTGCTTTCTGGTTAGTCTCATAGGTGTTTGTCCTACTGGGGTTCTATACAGTATAGGGGAACAGGGGGAGAAAGCAAGGGGACTGCTGTTCGCTTGCGCTCACTGCGGGCGGACTCCGGCCATGCTCCAGGGCTCACACTGTACGTTTATACATGAGGGTTTGTCCCTAGTGACAAGGGCCGGGCAAGGGCCTACAGTCTCCCTATGCGTTGCACGGTGCAGCGCACTACAGGAGACACCGCCATGTTTACAGTCACAGTGAAAGACAGGTCGGGCAACACCTATACGGAGAACTTCAACACCGACCGCGAAGCGCTGCGGTTCTGCCGGGAAGAAGTCAAATGGGAGTCAACCTCCCGCGTAGTCTGCGATGCCATCGGCTTTGATGAGCATGGAGACTTTACCCGACTAGTAGATCGTGCCTGACCTACACATAAGGAGAACCAGACCATGAACTACATAGAGTCCCTGCGCACCATGAACCGAGAGCTTACAGCCCGACACGACGAAGTGTCGGAGAGGATCGAACACTTCCGGCAGCACCTGCTCTCCCCTAAATTTGTCGGGGTTGACGTTGACGGTGACCGGAAGGATTGGATATCAACAGCCGATGTTCTCCGTTTCCTTGACGACCTCAAGAGGGCCTGACATATCCGTCTAGGGTCTTCTTTCGGACCCTATGGGATGAGCCATCGGCCATCGCAACATTAGGAGAACACCATGCAAACCACAATCGACCAATACGCTGACGTTCTGGACGTGCGCGACATCATCGCCCGCGTTGAAGAACTGGAATCTGACATTGAAGACATGACAGAAACCGAGCATACCGGCCACCAAGCAACGGCTGATGCGCTCGCTGAAGAACTGACAGCCCTTCGGGCTTTCTTGGAAGAACTCGCAGGCGCTGGCGGGGATGAGCAATGGCGCGGTGACTGGTATCCCGTAACGCTGATTCGCGAGTCCTATTTTGTGGACTACGTGCAGGAATTGTTGGAGGACTGCGGGGACATCCCGAAGAACCTCCCGCACTACATACACATTGATTGGGAGCGCACCGCGCGGGATATCCGCACGGACTATTCCGGGGCTGACTTCCACGGCGTTACCTATTGGTTCCGCTAAGTGACCACTGAAGACAAAGCCCTGATTCTCGTTTCCCTGGTGGCGCTGCTGCTGGCGCTGCTGGGGGTAATTTGACACTGCTGCGCGCCCTGCGCGCTGGAAGGATTGACCTATGCAAACCGAATCTTTGATTGGCCGCACCCTTACGTGCGCAGAAACCGGAAAGCAATTCATCGGGGCATCTGACGGGTTCACGACGAACTACGCCAGAAACGCCGCCGGGGAGGTGTTTTCAGATGAAGGCGTACACCTGCGCGAAGTCCGGGCACTGCTGGACCGCTCCGGCCCCTTCACGGGCTATCTGTCGAGCGATGGCAAACGCCTGACGGGATGGAAGGGCAACACCCTAGGCCATGTGGTCGATTCCAATCCATGCGAGCTGACCCGGCTATCGTACACACATGGCAAGTATTACCAGTCCGTCAGGGTGCGGGATGTCCACGGCCGCGAATGGTACGGGAGGGGGTCGCCTGGAATCTGCATCCGCCTTCGCCCGACTAAGCATTGACCGGCACCTATAGCCCCTGCTGGGGGGGGGCTATAGGGGCATGTTGCCCGACATACACAATCAGGAGATTGACCTATGAATTGGCATTACGTTTACGGCGCAGTCTGGACTACGCCCCTTGGCCCGGAAGACGGCGGGCAATGCGTGGCCGTGCGCGCCAGCAAGTCCAATCTTGAGCCTACCGAAAAGGACGCCGCGCTTCGCCTTATGGCCGCTGCACCTGAACTGCTGGCCGCGCTGCAGGCCCTGACAGATTGGGGACGGGATCACACTAGCCCGAAAGACCCGAATAGCCCGCATGCCCTGCTAGTCGCGGCCAGTGCCGCCATCGCCCGAGCTACCGGAAAGGACTGACCTATGAACCACTGGATTCTGAGACCGGACACGATTCAAACCATCATCGAAAACTTGGATCGAAACCTCATGACGCTCAGTGCCGCGAAAAACTATTTTTCGGCTTACGGTGTCCACATCCAAGGAAACACAAAGCAGGCGTTTATTCGTGAGCTTTGCAAACAAGCCGCCACTTCAAAGGACTGACCTATGCCTGACATCCCCTTCCGGACACACCGACACCCTTCTGAAAGGATCGCATCGTGATTAAACACATTCACATCGCCAAAAATCCCTCATACCCGCCCTACGGCGTCATTGTTGAGTACACCGACGGGCGTGAGTTGTGGGACGGTGACTGCGCCGCATCAACTGAGGAGCAAGCGCTTGCTCACGCAAAAGAGCAACACCCCCGCCGCAAGGTGCTGATGTGGGACAACCCAAAGCACTACGGCAATCGAAAGGGGGCTTAACCATGTACGGCCTTTCCATGCCTTGCCTTGATCCTGAGCAACTTTTGGCGCTTCGCCTTATCGGTAACGGCTGGAATACTAAGCTCACCCCGTTTGGGAACGCAATTGTTTCCGCTCAAGTGCAAAGCCTTCAACGAGCCGGCTTGATTGTCCAAGAGCCTCGCCGCTGGATGGGGTATCGACTTACCGCAGCTGGCCGCACTATCGCCACTTCAAAGGACTGACCTATGGAAATCCCCTGCCTCGATCCTGACCGGCCCCTGTCCCCCTCAGAGCTGGCCGACGAACGCTGGGAGCGCCGCCGTGCTCGCGTTCGCACCCGTGCCCACATTGAACGCCTGGAAGCCGCGCTTCACTGGGCGCTGGAGCATATGCAGATTGACGATAAGTTGGACCCGGACCAACACGCCGCCCTGACAGATGCATGGTCCCTTTTGGAGGACTGACCTATGAACAAACTTCGCGCCGCACTGCGGGACAAATTTGGACCGCGCCGCTACCGTATCCGCCAGAGTGGAGAGGTGGACGTCCACGGGACTATTCCGAACACCGGCATTGTCGGGTGGTACTTTTACGGGTACATCGAAGACATGCACCACTGGTTTGATCTGGAGGACTGACCTATGCTCTATTCCAAAACTGCCCGCTGCGCCCGCTGGGGCGCTGAAAAGGGTGCCCGCCGCGTAAGTGGGCTGACCCGCGCCGAAAGGGAAGCCGTCAGGAACGGTGAAGAAGTGCGGTTCAAGGGTTGTCCCCTAGTGGACGGAACCGATGAGAGGCGCATAATTTTTACGGGCGGGAGGTTCTTTGCCCGTATGCCGAAGGAGTGACCGCTGCCCGCTTCGGCGGGCTTTTTTACGCTTGACACCACTCAAAGGACTGACCTATAATCCTGCCCATCTGCTTGTGTGGCAACGAGCAGAGAGAGCCGCTAGATCAGACTCCGACCCCGCATGGGGTACTCCCTCTCAGGGAAGTTGCCACCGGGGTCTGTTCTAGCGGTTTTTTTTCGCCCGTACTCCGCACGATAGCAAGTGCCTTCGTAGGCAGCGCGGAAGGAAATACGGCAAGCCATGTATGGCACTGGCTAGGAGGGTTATGCCTAGCGCCCCGTGTGATGCACCCGCACGCCTAAGTAGCGAAAGCCAAAGGGATATACAGAACCCTGTGATGAACAGGATTAAAGCCAGCGGACAGCGACCAACCTCCTCGGAGGAGTAACGGACGAAAGACTAGCGAAGCCCGTCGTCCGGGATGCTGTAGGCAGATGAGTACGCCCCATAAGTCACCGTAAAAACGTGGCAGGCGGTTCTGGTAAAGGGTCTGTGAAGCTGTAAAGTTCCCCGGAATCGGGCAGGCAGGCTTCATGGGTAAGAGGTAGTCCGTCTGTAGTTTCCAACACTGTAAAAATTCACAGTGTTGCACTACACGCTAAGGCATGGCAACATTCACTGCCACTTTCGGCAAACAGGAGATCATCATGAAAAAGACTGTCGCTTTCCTCGCCGCTACCCTTTTTGCCACTGCTGCCCTGGCCTACTCGTGCCGGTACTTTTCCTACACGATCAACGGTAAAACGTACTACTGCACTGAGTGTTGCTACGGGTCAGGCCAGTACCGTACCTGCAACACCACTTGCAATTGACCACCGTAGTGAACATCACCCTCATCCAAGAGGGTGACCAGATCACCATTCGATCTGATGCCGTGGGCCGGGACGAACAAGTCCTGGCTCTCGGCTTGCAAATTTTGGGGCATCTGTCCTATCTGGAGATGCAGCAGCCCGAGATCTTCACGGTGGACATGCCCACCCTATCAGCGGGGAAGCACTAGATTTTCAGAGCTTTCAGGACTGACTGCCCCGTGCGGAACAGTCCTTCCCGTAGGTGGTGATCGTTGCAGTCACCTAGCTGATCGCTCATCCAGTACGGCCAGCCTATCTCACGGGCTACCCGCTCCCCGGTCCCTGAAGCATCGTTGTCTGCGATGACGTAGCCCCCTGGCAGGGTCTGCGCGATTTTGAGTAGGTTACCTGCACTGAAGCAGCAGTGAATCGTATAGCGACGTTTCCAGTTCTTCAAAATCAGGCGCAGGCTCAAGGCCGTGGCGTACCCTTCGCACAAGAAGTTCGGACCCTTGTTATCTATCACATACTCCGCGCCGCCCGTGACCTGACCCGACAGAAACTTCTTCCCGCCCTCGGAGTCAATCAGTTGGACGCCCACCAACCTCTGGCCGATCCGCATGGGGATCACCAACAGATGCTCACCTTCCCGAACCCAAACATTCCCAACTTCGTCAGGGAACCCCTTGGCCTTGAGGTATGGGTGTGAGGCATACTGGCACTGATGCAGTATCCAAGCGGCTTTTTTGGAGGCTTCATGCTGCCTGCGGGCTGTGTCCTGTGCCGCACGGTGGGCCTGCTCGGCTAGGTCGCGCCTGTTAATTTTTACGGGCTCATCAGGTCGCCAGACGGAAACGGTTACCTCGGTGGCATGGTTCTGCGCCCACCCAATATCGCCCATAAATTTCACGGCTCCGTTACGGGAACGGGGATGATCTTCGGTCGGATATCTGCGCCACAGGCCGAGCGGGGGCAGATGTGGGATGAGGATGCCGTGCGCTCGGCAGAAGTCTAGGAAGTCCATGCTTCCACCTTGTTGATGCGCTCACCGATCCAGCGGGCTACGGGAACCGCCCAACTGTTACCAAGTGCCTTGTATCGAGGGCCGTCTGGGCATTCGATGGCGGGCTTCTTGCGCCATGGGATCTGCGTATAGCCGTCAGGGAAGCCTTGCAGGCGCTCGCACTCGGTGGGCGTGAGGCGGCGGACTTGCATCTGCTGCATCATTACCGCATGTTCAGTATTTGATCGCGCCAATGTATGGCAGGGGTCGCCGGGTTGTCGATTTTGTTTGTTTACAG